ATCCAGGAAGAGGAAGCAAAGAGCCTTTTAATGAGACATGCAACGGACATTTACGAAAAAATGTTTGGAGAATTGCCGGAAGCGTAAAAAGAAAAAGCGAAACCCGGTTGCAAGGTGGGGAACCAAAACAACCGGGTTGGAACTAACAAAGTCAGTATAGCACAACATATAGAAAAATAAAAGCACTTTCTACTATATATAGAAAAGAAAGGTGGAAAAGGGTTATGTTTTACATAATTATTGGAGTAGCAGCGGCGGCAATGCTGATTTTGGGCGGCCTGGCCGTTTTGGGTTTTGCAGTTGTCAAAATGGCAATAGACTGGCTTTTTGATTGAAATTTAATGAAGCGGAAGCACTTCCCCGTCCTTGTAATGGGTATTAGCATATCAGACACCTATATTTTATTTTGATACATAGGCAATAGATAAAGGCACCCTGGCAGCAGGGTAAGGGGCGTTTTACATAAAGGTGGGGAACTATGAGAAAAAGGCATTATGATGACTACGATTATGAGGAAGCATACCAAAAACAGATTGAGAACTTAGAGGAATGGGAATTGGAACGGTTGATGAAAGACGGAAAGGTGGAGTGCCTTTATAGGACTACCACCACGAAGTCAACAAACATCAAAAGTGGCACCACACTGTTAGAAGCCCAGGTGTACCCGTCCTTTAAAGATAAAAGCAATATGCCAGTGACGAAACAGAAAAGAGAAACCAGGCCGTCACAGAAAAACCTTAACGAGAAAAACGCAAGACGGTATTTAATACGCCTTGCCAATATCAATTTTGGGAAAGGGGATATTTGGGCTACGTTTGGGTGGAATGATGATTGTTTGCCGGATGATGTGGACCGG